CACTTGATACATTGAAAGCTACTGAAGCACTACCTATTCCTACTGGTGTAGGTAAAAAAGCTTGTTCACGATTACCTGTTCTAAAAGCAAACCCAAAATTTTGATAATTATAAGCAGGTCTGTCATTAGTGCTTCTTTTTGGACTGCTAAGAACAACTCCTGTATTTGCAACAGTTACACCTGCTGCTGTTATAGTTGCTGTATGTCCGCTAAAACTATCTACACTATCTGTTAAATCTATATAGGCAGCTGTTCCTGACACTGTTGTCATTGGAGGAAGTTCTACTCTTACAGCTGCAGTATTTATATATTGAGTTATTGGAGTTATTAATTGACCACCATCTCGTCCAGCACCATCAATTCTAATCATTGGTGTCAGTGTTTCTGGAGAAACTACATCACTTGAGTGAAAGAAACTTGTATTAGTTGATACAACAATATTATTTCCTGCCGTAACATTTATAGTATTTGTTGTCCTTTTCTTTGCTCCTTCGACTAATATATGTCTTACACCATCAGAGGTTGCTTTATTAGAAAAAATTAATTCTGTATTATCTGTTATCACTCCTGTAGAAGAGTTGTAACTTGCATCTATTGACCTAGCGGGTTGAAAAAAATTAGTATTAACTGTATTTGCTACGGGGTTATCGTTTAAACGAATACTTGATACACCATCTACTAAGCCATCTATCGGGCCTTCTGAAAGCACATCATAAATTACAGCGGTTTGTCTACGAATATTTGAAGATACCTGTACACCATCGGCATTAAATACTCCAGTACCAGAACTGCTTTGAGTTGCTGCTGCTTCTCGAGCTAGTCTTGCCATTTTTGCTGCGTAACTCATTATACTTCCTCCGTTATAACTGACCAATCATAGTTACCGCCGCCACCGTCACCGCCGCCGCCACCGCCGCCGCCTACACCACCTGTTCCAGAACCTGCATTTGAACCTTTACTTACAAAAGTATATCCTTGTTGACTTGTTATTCTTCTATCTGTAAATCCAAAGTTTACAACAGCTCCGCCTACTTCCATTGTACCATAACATAAAGGTACAGGAACTCCTGACTTGGTGTTATTTATTGGCCCATTAAACAGCTGTGATTTTTCTTCATTTAATTGATCGGGGTCGTCCATAGTAAGGTCTATAATACCTGAAAGTGCTAACATTAGCCCTGTTTGAAATAACAGTGCTGAAACATTAACTTCAAATCCTTTTGTACCAAGCGCAAATGCTAAATCTGGGAACATCACAGCTAAAGCAATAAGAGCAACTGCAGCTATAATTTTACCTATTCCACTTTTTCCTTTACCTGCAGGGACTGGAGTTATAATTATATCATCTTTTCCTAGTTCCATCGCAAGTTCTTCATAACCTATAAAGTCTTCTCCTTTTTGAACAGTCATTAATACACCATTTTCTGTGCAATCTATTAAATATTTTCTAAGACCACCTTTCATAGTATCAATCGCATGAAGCCCTTCCTGAAGTGTTTTTACATTCAGTCTGTGTACTTCTCCGAATAGTTCTCCCATTCTTCCTTTAAATATTATATTTCTTGTCATGGTTGTAAAATTGTGTATTCTTTGTCGGGATAAGAAACGATTAAATAAGGTATTCCTACCTCTCGACATTGTATTATATCTTGTTCGCTTGGGGAACAATCTTCATCGTAGTGACTATGGACTACATATTTTATTTTTGATTTTAATAAGTATCGAACGAAAGTTTCTCCGTCCATTTCAAACTCATCTTTTTCTGTGGATAGATTTTCAAGAGGAATATATTTTTCATTATCATTTTCCTCAATAACAAGTCCACAACACTCTCTCGGGGCTTCTTGTTCTGCATGTTTAAAAATATCTTGCATCATGAGAAAGCCTTCGCTGCTGGAAAACCTCCAAAAGGTAGTACAGCTTCCGTACTAGGATTAGCCTTTCCTGTTGAACTTGCAGTTCCAGAGTTAATTGGTTGAAAGCCAAATCGTGCTTTACAACCATTTAGTCTTTTACTACATCCATCTCCTTTTACCCAAAAATCGCTTACATAATCTGGAGCAACACTTTTACTTGCAGCTCTTACTTTCCATAATAGTGTTTTTCCGTTTGTATGTGATGTTGCGACATTATCAGTAAAAATTACATAGTCATTATGTCTATCGTCAGAGTATGCAAAATATTCAGTTCCATGTGAATAAGTAGTGTAAATTCTTACTCTTTTGAAACTACTATTTGAATCACTAGGAGTTCCTGGTGCATTATTCTGTGCTACTGCTTGCCAATAATTATTAACAGTGGCAGTAGACGAAGTACCATTTGAAGCATATTTTGTAACTGAAGAAGTAGTTTTATAATAACTATCAGCTGTTACTGCTCCACTACTATAAGTTGTAAAACTAGTAGTGCTTGGTACAACATACTCATCATCTATATTTACATATACAGTATACTCTGTTCCATCAGCAGTAACACTACTGATTGTTTTATGTTTGCCTTCTAAATGCCAAGTACAACCACTTTGTGCTTTTTCATGCACTTGTTTATGTTCTCCTGCACCTTGGTATATAAAAGGACACCTATCTGGTAAAACATTTCTTCCTGGTAATCTGATTGTTTCCAAATCAAAAGGAGCTACACACTCTATAGTAACTGCAGTTTTTGTTCTTGTTTTTATTCTATCCATTAAGTAAACTGCTCTTGGATATTCAGTAGGAGGGTTTGTCGCAGACCCTTCTCCATGTAAATATTTTTTAAGAGTAGTTCTTCTAATTATTTTTAATCCTAAGAATTTTTGGTAATCAAGTGTACCTACCGCATCCGAAAAAACAGTTTGTGCATTTGCTAGTGTTAATTCAGGTCTTGCAATAGCCCCATCATTTTTTATTTCTACTCCTTTAAATTGTGAAGGAAGTGCAACGTATGTTCTTATAGTACTTGGATTCTCATAGTCTCTCATTTGAATAGTAGTTAAATCATCATCTAATCCTGAATGAAAATACATAAAACTTCCTTGCACATATTCTAACTCAAAAAGATGCACCAGTTCTGAACCTGGGTCAAGTTTTTGCAAATCCTTAACTAATATTTTCTCCGACATTATGCTTCATACACCCTTACAAAAGTTGCTGTTAAAGTATAGTAATCATCATACTCCCATTTTTGGTTAAATGTGGATACATATACTTTTACTGTCTCTTCATCTCCACTTGCATTTGTATCAGCAAATGTAAAATTAAATGCTGTTACGCCATTTGTACTTTCAAAAAATCCAACTATATCATCTATTTCTTCTTTTGTTCGAGTATTAAATGTTACTCCAAATTCTTGGTCAAGATTATTTATACCATTTGCTATTCTTTGCTGATATCCGTCTCCAAACTTTGCCTGAAATATTACAGGAGTATTAGTTCTAGACATACCTCTATCTGGGTTTACTGTTCTATTTCCAAAACTTGCTGTTGTGCTAAATCCTAATGCCATATTATGTTCCTAATAGTCCTCCAGGTCTCATTTGTCTTTCTAACTCTGCTTGGACGACTCCTTGTATTGCTACTCCTAGTTCTTTTCCACCTTCTCCATCTACCTTAGATGTTGCTCCTGCGTCATCTATATTTACAGTAATATTTGTATTGTTTGTATTCATTTTACCTTTGCCTATATCCACAGGAATACTTCTTCCATTTGGTAAAGGAATAACTGCTTCTCTACCGTGTAACATAGCTGTATATCCTGAATTAGGCCCGTCTGCTATACCACCTTGTGAGTATGAACGTCCATGCTGAGACATGATTCCACCTTGTCTTGCTCCTGATTCTCCAAACATAAATGCGCCTAACTTATCAAATATATTGCCCTCTGTACCAAGTGCCATTTTTGCTCTTTCATACATAGTAATCATTAACTGTATTTTTGCAACTTTTGCCATAATCTTTGCAGTCTTCTCTTCTTCTCCAGTAAGAGCACCCATCATTCCAATAACTCCTGAGAATTGATTTAGATTCTTACTGAACTTATCCATTCCAGTTTCATTTTCATCTTCTGCTTTAACTTTTGCGTCTCTGTATGCTTGTAGTAATTCTTCAAATGTGCCATTAAATGTATTTAAAAATTCAGGATTTATTGCTCCATTTGGTAATAAAATTCCTTTATTAACTTCAACCTCACCTCCGGCTCCGCTTTCCATACCAGACCCACTTTTTCCCGAAAGACTTAATGTAGCGAGTTTTGCATCTATTCCAGCTATCAATCTATTAATACCTGTTCCTTCTGTTTCTAGATTTAATACTCTACTCGAATCTTGTAATTGGTCAATTTTTGCTTGTTCTATTCCATTGATTAAATCAAGAACAAATTTTTCGCTAAACTTATCCATGTCCTTAGGATTTAGTGCAAAAAAGTCTTTAATAAATTCATTGCTTAGTCTTGTATTAAGAAAGTGTTCTTTGTCTGAACTAGGCATATATCTACCGCCGCCTGCACCTGCTACTTCCATGAAAGCCCCAGTTGGGTCGAAACCACCTTCAAAGACACTTCTGTCTCCTGACATGATGCCACCAAATTGTGAGTATGATTTAGCAGAACGGTCTAATATAAATGCTTGAAGTCTTTCAAGTTCTGTCATATTTTGACCATGATACTTGTGACCTCCATGTACTTTTCCACCAAATTGACCTAATCTAAACTTATCAGGCATAGCATAATTTAAAAGCCCTACATCTACATCCTCTCCTCTTTCTCTTGCCTCAATAAAACCTTGAATTTTCTGTGCCAATGCTCTATCTCTTTCTGCTTGTGATAAAGCTTTTTGAGCTTCAGCAGCACCCTGTGGGCCTAAGTTATCTAACATAAATTGAGTAACGTCTCTGTTTCTTTCTCTACTTTCTCCTGAGCCATATTTTTCTCTTATGCCTCCTTCGCTTAAAAGATATTCTCTATTTTTCATTTTTGTTTCAATATTGTCTATTTCTGTATCAATCTCTTCTTTCTGCTTCTCTAGAGAGCTCTTTTCTGCTTTTTGTAATGCTATAATTTTTTCTTGTAATTGGTCATTTTGAAAAGACATAACTTTATCAACTCCACCTGCATGTGAACCAAATCCTGTTCCAGTTGCTCCTTTATCTATAATAGCTTTTCCTAGTTCTGTAGCATGAGCTGAGCCTCCATCTTGTATTGCTTTTTGTATTAACAGTGCATGATATTCTGCTCCAAGAAATATTTTATCTTTGACATCTTCAACACCTAAAAGGTCTTTAAATGTATCTTCCATAAACTGTTCGGCAAGCATGTTTCCTATGGAATCTGTTATGGTTTTTGTAAAGTTTTTACCTAAAGCTTCAAATGCATTATCTTGGCCTCTTAAAGCACCACTTATAGCTTGTCCTAAATCTTTTTCTAATCCTTTATATAAAGCATCTGTTAATTGAAATCCTCTGTCTTGTTGAAGATTTAAAAAATCTAATTCCATTTTTTGCAGTTTAAGTAACTCAACTTTTGCATCTAATTGTTGCTTAATTGCTCTTGCTTTATTTTCATTTTGCAAAACATCAGCTGTATTTAAAGTTACAATTGCTTTATTTATATCCTGTAAAGTTGTTGAAATTTGCACTCTTTTTTGTTCTTGTGCTACATAATTTTTTATACCCCTTACAGAAAAGATTGAATCACCTAAACTCATTCTTGCTGCTTTCTGTTTTCTGTTTTCTATATCAATACTTTTTTGTTGTAATACATTAAATAATTCTAATTGAGCATTAACTTTTTCTTGTTCTACTGTAAAGTTTTTATTATTTTTAATAAGTCTTTCAAACTCTCTATTCTGTACCATTAATAATTCTATTATATCTTGAAACTCTACTTTTGGTAGTGATTGAACTAATCTATTATTTGCTTTTATTAGTTCTCCTTCACTCTCTCTAATCGCTTTTACTGCCATATTATTTTCTAATAATTCTGCATTTAACTCTTCAATTCTTCCTCTTAAATCTTCGGTAAACTGTCCAGTTCGTCTAAACTCTTCTCTAACATCTTCAGAGGTGCAAACTTACCAAACTCTTCTTTATTCAACTCTGCATCAGCAGCCATTAGCTGAAAATTATTCATCATTTGTGTTAAGTTAGCACTTGCTACTGCTTCTCCAGTGTGTTCAATTTGGTCTGATAAAGTTGTTATTAATCCTTTCTCAGCAACTTCTGCCATTTTATTAAGTTCAACATTAAATCTTTCTTGTGACTTACTAACTTCTCGTAATCTTTTGTTATATGCATTTAATCTAGCTTCTTTTTCTTTATTGAAAAAAGACATAACAGCTTTAAAAGCTGTAAACGCAACTGAAAATATAGCAACCGCTGTCATAAGACCTGAAAAAGCCATCATTATTTTTCTAGCACCTTTGCTTACTACATTAGTGAAACTTTTAAATCCTCCTGCAGCTTTATTAGCTCCTATTTGTCCTGTTAAGAAAAATTCTTCTAATCGTAGCTGGGCTCCTTTCATTGATTGACCACCAGCATCTTTTTTCATACTATCAAATAATTTATTTAAAGATTTTTGTTGTGCTTTTGTTGCTCCTTTAAATGCACCTATAGGGCCTCCTTTTCTATTTAACTGAGACCTTAAATTACCTCTTTGTTGTGGAGTTAAAGTTCCACCCGCTTTTAAAGTTTCTCCTGCGCTTCCACCTATATCTATTCCCATTGCGCCTGTTTCCGCCATAAAGTTTTGTTGGGAAATTGGAGTACTAGCAAGAGCTTGTTTTCTTGCTTGTAATTGTTGATATTTGTTATCTAATCTTTCGAGTTCAGCTCTATGAGCTACTGTTTGTGCAGTTTGAGCTTCTTGTAAAGCTGCTACACTAGGTATTACTGAATTGATAATTCCAGCACCAAAACCTAATATAGCTACTGTAATAACTTCAATATTTTCAGTAGCAAATTTACCTATTCCCTCTGCAAAAGGAGCAATAAATGCTTTTATTTGGTCTACAACTTCTTCAAAAGCAACTCCTAACTGTGCTAAAGCGTTTGCTTGTGGATTCATAATAGCATCAATTCTGCCAAACTTTCTTTCAGTTTGGTCTAAAACTTCATTTACAACTGCTTGTGATTTTTGATAGATGGATAACTGATTTTTATTTAGACCGAGAGCAGCCGCATATTTAGTCGTTGCTTCTTCTAGTCTTAATACGATACCAAGTTCGTCCAAAAGTTCTGGTTCCGCTTTGGTAACACCTCTTACCAATCTATTGAATGAGTCTGTCACATCTCGACCGAGTGCGACTGATACTTTGAACGCTGCATCAGATAGTTCTGTTAATTGTCCTGCAGATAAT